TCCCCGGAAGAAGACGCCGCCGCGCGCCAGGCCGCCCGCACCGCGGAATTGCAGAAGCTTGGCCCCAATGGCGATTTGATGGTGAAGGACATTGCAGGATGGATCAACGGCCTGCAAAGCCGAGGCAGCCTGACGGAGACCGAAGCGAAGGCGCTGATGCAAGCTGGCAATGCAGATGGGATTCGCGCCCTGGCCAAGCTGCGTGCCCTGGCCGGTGAAAAGCCAATCCCGCTGGATAGCCTGGCTGACAATAGCATGAGTGTGGCAGATGCCCGCGCGCTGATGATCCAAGGCAATATCGAAAAAAGCGCCGGCAAGGATAGTGGCCAGGAAAAAATTGACCGCGCCCGCCGTGCACTGGAAAGCCTGGAAAAACGCGGCTTGCTTTCAGTGTGACATAAAACAGCTTGACCCGACGCGTAGCGCCATGGCTTTTTCATCGGGCGACTATCACTGCCTTTCCTTCTCATGCGACACCAGGGCGGCGGCGTTGAAAACCGCCGCCCTGACATGGCGAAATAGGCAGGGATAGTCGCCGCAAAGCGGGCGGCGGCACAGCCCGAAGCGTAGGACCCGCTATCCAAAGGCCCATCCGCAAGGACCCTGACGGCGCGGCTCTATCCGAAGCGAGCAGTTTCAGCTTTCTTCCGAAGGAGCTTTGCGATGGCCCAGAGCCTTAGCGCAATTGCACAAATTGAATTCGATGCAGCCGTAAAGGCTGCCTATCAATCCGCTGGCTTGCTGCGCAGCCATGTGCGGGTGAAGAATAATGTGATCGGCAACACCACGCGCTTCCGCCGCGTTAGCCGCGGCGTGGCCCAGCCGCGCATCCCGGGCAGTGACGTGACGGTGATGAACACGCAATACGCGGAAGTCAGCGCCACCCTGACGGATTGGATTGCCGCTGAATATACCGACAAGCTGGACCAGCTTTTGGTGAACTTCCAGGAACGCGACATTCTGGCAGGCAATATCGCGGGCGCGTGCGGCAGGCGCCTTGACCAAATGGTAATTGTTGCGCTGGACGCGGCCTTTGGTTCGCCCAATATCGCCGCCGGTGGCACGGGCTTGACCGATGCCAAGCTACGCCGCGCCATGGCCCTGTTTGATGCGCGCTCCGTGCCAGCAGGGCAGCGCAAAATGGTTATCAGCGCCCGCGGCAAAGAAGACCTGCTCGCGGAGCAGCGCTTCACCAGCAAGGATTTTGTGGACAATTACGTTGTCGCCAATGGCACCTTGCCGCGCCTGTATGGGTTCGATTTTGTGGTGATTGATGACCGCGACGAAGGCGGCCTGCCGCTGGTTTCCACCACGCGCACCAGCTTCGCCTTCGACATGCAGGCGGTGGGTTTGGCTATCGCCCATGAAGACCCGCTGGAAGTCAATTACGTCCCAGAAAAGACAAGCTGGCTTTCGGCGCAAATGATCAAGGCTGGCGCGGTGGTCATTGACAATCTTGGCGTTGTGGAAATCGCAACGGTGGAGGCTTAATCCATGCCCTATATCGCACGAAACCTTGGCCCGGCTGGCAGCCTTGCCAATCCTATCCAGAATGGCAGCCCGGAAACCGTGCCGGGCGTGCCGCGGCTTTGGATGTATCGCACCCAGGACGCTGCAGCAGCGGTAGACACCAGCGGCTATTTCAATGACGCGGCCCGTGTTTTGGCGGTGGGCGATTGGATTTTGCGCACTACCATCAATGCGTCCGGCGTGCCGCAAACCAACGGCATCCATGTGGTGCAGTCCATTTCCGCCGCTGGCGTGGTGGACGTGACGGATGCGCTGGCGCTGACCGCCACCAACACCGACTAAGACCAGGCGCGGCCCTTCGGGGCCGCGCTGACCATTGGGGGACAGCATGGGCCAATTACAAGCAGGCGACCGGGATTTGGCAAGCCGCCGCGTAGTCGCTTCCTTCACCGCCGCCAACCAATCCACCAATCCGGTAGAAATGCCCGGCCCGTTCCTGATGATGGCAACGGGCGGTGTTGGCACTGTAGCGCTGGAATTCAGCGTGGATGGGGGCACCACCTGGTTCAATGTGCAAATGCCCAATGGCAGCAACAATGCTTGGACAGTGCCGGTGAACCAGGTTGTGCAGAACGCCAACCGCGAAGCGGGCGTGCTGTATCGGCTGACCTGCACGGCCTTCACTTCAGGCCCCATTGCCGCCCGGCTGTCCGGCGGGGGTATGTGAGTGAGCCTGTTTGCTCAAGACCAGTTCAGTAATTTTTTCGGGTTTGGCCAATTCCCGCAGCCAAATCAATTCGTGAATTATTTGAATGTGGGTGGCAGTGCTCCACCAGCGCAGCGCTTGCGCCCCCCTTTCACGTTGACTCGCGCGCAGTTGGCGGGGGTGCGGGCGGCGGCGATCAGCAGGAATGGCGTGACCTGGCAGGAATACGCGGCGGACCTGGCGCGGTTTAATGGCCTGCAGCAGGGATTATTGATTGAAAGGCAGGCCACCAATGCCATACAGCAGCCGGTGGCGGTGGCAAGCGCAACGGGTGCATGGGGGGCGTTTGGTGGTTCGGGTGCAACACACACCTTCACACCTAATTTCAGCGTTGCGCCAAATGGCTTGACCGAAGCGGCGCGTGCTAGATGGCAGGGAGCAGCCACAAATACACCAACGCTTCGCATTCCAACTTTTGGTGTTGTTAGCGGCACCTCATACCAGGTTTCTGGGTGGATTTTCTCTCGCAGTTTATCTGGACTGTCTTCGTCGGTTAATTTGGATATTGGGGACGGCGCAGGAAGCAACATTTTCTCTCAATTGGTGCTTGATCAATGGGTGCGGTTTCAAACGAACGTCACGGCTGGCCTTCAGCAATGGCTAGACATACAATTCGCCTGGCTTAGTGGCGATCTAGATTTGGATCTGTGGGGCGTTCAAGTCGAGATAGCGCCTTTCACAACTTCGCTTGTAAGGCCGCCATCTGCCACGCCGGGCGCATCCACACGCGGGCAAGATTTTGTAAGCGCGGCGCTGACTAACCTTGGCATTTCGGCGTCCGGTAACTGTTCTGTGCTAATGAGTTTGATTATCAATAATGCCACCACAGCGGGCACCGGTAATTTCGGCATTTTGAGTGTTGATGATGGGACCGCAAACAATCGCCTGACAGTGCGCACTGACCCGACAGGTATTCTTGCGGAGAGGGTGACGGCTGGCGTAACAAGCACGGGCGCGATGTCAGCAACCTATACGGCAAACAATGTAGTTCGTCTTGGGCTATCGCTGAATGGTGCCGGTGCGGCCAGGCTGTTTGTGGCGGGCGGTGCGGTGCAGGGTGTGACTGGCGGTCCTTCAAGCGGACTGACAACGCTGCGCCTTGGCATCAATGGCCCCGCGTTGTTGGCGCTTGATGGCCAGATCAACACCTGCCGAGTGCTTCCCTACAGCATGAGTGATGCGCAGCTTCAATCTGAGGTGAATGCCCTATGAGTCAAACACAGGAATGGTATTGGCAAGGTTTCTTTGGGCGCATGGCTGATGCCGTTGTTGGAAAATCTCAAATAGATGACAGCCTGCTTGCTGGCGCCTGGTTGCCGCAACGTGGCAATCCGCCAATGGAAGTGGATAAAGATGGCAAATGGGGCATGTTTGCTGTCATGGTGCGCGCAGGCTCTGTTATCGTACCACCACCTAATTTGATTGAGGCCGACACCGCACTGGTCGGTCGAATGGTTGGTGGATAATGGACCGGGAAACCATTATCCAGATTGCCGCCGCTACTTTGGCGGCATGGCTTGCAGGATTTGCCAAAATGCTGCGCCGCAGCGCAGGTGAACGCCGGAAGATCAATTGGCCTGATGTAATCCTGGAAACGCCAAGCGCGATTGTCGCAGGCTTGATCGGCGGCGGCTTGGCCATTTCCATTGGCCAAGGCCATCCGCTGACCATCGCCGCCGCTGGCGCCATGGTGGGGCATCTTGGCGCGCCAGTGATCACGCAAATGGCGATTGCCTTTTGGCGCCGCTTTCTTGAAACCCCACAACGAAAGGATTAACCCATGACGCAAGCAATGTGGCTGGGCATTTTTCGGCACGTTCTCACCGCCCTTGGTGGCCTTATGGTCGCCAAGGGCTATGCTGATGAAAGCACCGTCAATGCCGGCATTGGCGCCGCTGTCACGCTGGGCGGCGTGGCATGGTCTGTGATTGATAAGCGCGCGCGCTGATGAATGACCCGCTGCCCCCGCAAGCCCGGCTGGATTTGACGCTGGCAGCCATTATCCGCCCCGTGCTTTCCAGCATGGCGGAAGCGGAACGCATCCCGCACAGCACGGCCGCCGAGCGCATGTTGCTGGCGATCGGCTGGCAGGAAAGCCGGTTTCTGTATCGGGACCAGGTGGACACCGGCCCGGCAGTCATGGGGCCAGCGACCGGCTTTTGGCAGTTTGAACGCACCGGCGGCGTGCAAGGCGTCATGCGCCACCATGCCACGCGCAACTCGGCCAGGGGCCGCGCGGGCATGGCAGGCGTGCCCTTTGAAGCCTCAGCCATTTGGGCCGCCTTCACCGAAGCGCGCCATGACCGGCTGGCATGCACCTTTGCCCGCTTGCTGCTTTGGTCAGACCCGCACCCGCTGCCCGCCAGTGAAGCGCGCGCTTGGGATTACTACCTGCGCACTTGGCGGCCCGGAAAGCCACATGCCAAGACCTGGCCCGAAGCTTGGCGACGCGCCAATCAAGTGCTGGATCAAATGCCGTTGAGCGCGCCGCCGCCATGACCAGCCTTGCCGACATCGTCTTGACGAACCAAGCGTTGCGCCTTTTGGGCGAATATGGCGTGCAAAGCTTTGAAGAAGGCACGGACCTTTCCGAAACCTGCAACCGAATTGTGCCCACTACCCTAACCGCCTTGCTAACCGCTTTCCCGTGGCGCTTCACCATGCGCAAAGCGCAGCTTGCCCGCATTGCGGAAGCGCCGCTGACGGAATGGGCCTATCAGCACGCCAGGCCGTCCGAAGCCATTTTCATTCGCGCGGTGCGGCCCGCGCCTTCCGCCCCGGCAGCGGAAGCCTGGGAAATCTTTGAAAACCGCATCCTGTCCAACCACGAAACGCTTTATTGCGATTACCAGGTGCAGATTGATAGTGCGGTATGGCCCGCGTGGTTCACCAATCTGGCGCGCCATGCCCTTGCCGCTGATCTTGCCATTGCAGTTGGGGCAGGCGCCGAAAAAGGCGATTATTTCAACCGGCGCGCGTTTGGTTCACCGATGGAAAATGGCGCCGGCGGCTTGATGCGCCAAGCACGGCACCTGGATAGTCAGCAGCAGACGCCGCAAACTCTTGGCGCCACGCCGCTTGTCACTGCCCGCTGGGGCCGCTGATGCCCAAAGTCTACACCCAGCAAACCAGCTTCACAGCAGGAGAGCTTACGCCCGCCTTGAACGCGCGCACGGAAGTGGCGCGGTATTACAGCGGTGCCGCCTTGCTGCAAAACATGCTGGTGCGCCCGCAAGGCGGGCTGCGCCGCCGCCCAGGCATGCGCCATCGTTACATTCTGGCAGGTGGCCTTGATGGGGTGCAGACAATCCCCTTTGCCTTCAATGTGGACCAGACTTATTGCATTGTGCTGCGCGCCGGCGCCTTTGATACTTTCCGGGCCGATGGCACTTATCTGGCCACGGTCACCGGCTGCCCATGGAACGCCACACAGGCAAGCCAAATGAACGTGGCGCAAAGCGCCGATACCATGCTGCTTTTCCATCCGGATGTGCAGCCGCAGCAAATCCAGCGTGGCGCCACTGAAACCACCTGGACACGCAGCGCTATTACCTTCACCAATATTGGCACCTATAATTTTGGCAGCGGCGCCGAAGCCGTGATTTCCGCCACGCGCGGCTGGCCGGAATGCGGCACATTCCATGATGGCCGCTTGTGGATTGGCGGGCTGAAATCCCGACCAGCCAGCATGATTGCCAGCAGGATCGGCGATTTCTTCAATTTGAACGCGGGCACTGGCCTTGATGACGAAGCCATTTACATCACCATTGATACGGACCAGTTGAACGCCATCCACCAAATGGCGTCAGGCCGCGCGCTGATGATCTTCACCAGCGGCGCGGAACATACAATTGAAGGCGCGCCGATCACGCCTAAAACCGTGGAGCGCCGTGGCCAGACCCGCCGCGGCATTAAGCGCTTCACCACCATGGCAGAAGTGGATGGCGCCACCCTATTCATCCAACGCGGCGGCGCAGCGCTGCGCCAG